AAGTCTTGCGATCTCTGTCTTGTTGGTGGTGTGGCTGTCGTACAGCTCTAACACCCTTTGTCTATAAGCTTTCATGTGATTTCTGTAGATCCTTTAGGATCTTAATTAAATTTTGAATATTATCCTGCAGCTCCAAGTTTTCTTCATCCATCAACGATTCGTAGATTGAGTCAGTCATGCCATTGATTTCCAGCATTATAGCGTTTACGTAGTTTACATGACTCATGTCGCCAAATATATTGATTTTAAATGTCATAACAAAGTCCAGATAGGTATTTTTTATTTGAGATAGAGTAATCAACATGGTAACTGTTGATATCTTTATCCTTTATGAACCTCTTTATGAACCTCTTGTTAAGTGGCATTAGATTGTCGTCAAGAGCCATAGGTATCTGACTTATTGTCTTATCTATCTTAGGGAGTCTTGACCTCATAGATATAGGCCTAGCCTTTAGGTTTACATCTACGCAGTATACACCCCTAGTACCTTCCATTCTCTATCCTTCTCTTTATAACCTTGAGCATACTCATGTCCTGACATCTCCTGATGTCGTCCATTATATCTCTCTTTGGTGGTATATACTTGTCGTAGTAGTCAAGGAAGACCTTATAGTCCTCGATGTCCTCTAGAAATAATGGATCCTGTATCTTCATCCACTGGTGATAATTGTTTATGGCGTTTATCACCGTGGCGTGTGTACGATTAAATAAGCTGCCTATGTAGTTGAGCGGGTACTGCTCATCTCTCAGTATGGCACAGAGGAATGCCCTCTTGTGTACCTTCTCTCGATACCTGTGTTTCTTGTCCAGGCCATCTCTCTCTATAACGTGTATTATCTTGTCTATCATACTATTTCTCTTGATTAATTTTTTTCATCTTCTCAAAGTCTCTACTCACCTCCACCTTATACTTAATCATTGTCTCTGGATCTATCCATACCTCATACATACCATTTTTAAAATTTTGATGCAACTCAAGTCTATCTAACATAGCTTGTCTCTGGTTCTGTCTGTAGTGTTCAAATATTTGATTGTCTATACTCATTTTATTTTATTTGTTAATTAATATTCTTATTTGCCTGACCTTAAAGCTGTATTTTTTATATGAGCAATAAAGTTATCATGGAATGCATAGTCTATAACTTTGTCTTTTTTACCATAAATAATGTGAATTCCTTCAGATATACCCATTTCCTTTCTGTCTGGAGAAAATGCTATAGTGTCATCTAACTCGTTAGCTATCTTTTTTAATTCATACTTAGAGTGAGTTTTTATCTCTTTGCTCAATTCACTTAGTGTTGTCCAATCTTTTTTCATTTTGTTTTGTTTTTTTTGTTTTGTTTTAATGTTTGCTTTCCTCCTGACCACAGTTAGCACATAGGCGTTCTTGGTCATCCATATAATCATCATAGGAATGAAAACAATCACATTTTTTTTTAATACTCATTGCTATCTTTCGTATCTCCTTGCCCAGGTCTGCATCGTTTGGATACATCTCGCATAGTTCTTTCATTTCTATAACTTTATTTTTTATAATATTATCAATCTTTTCTTTATGGATATAAGATGGTTTAAAAAGAAGTGGTGATGATTCTTTACTGACATCGTGTTTAAAAACACTGTCCTTTACCTGTCTTAGTTTATTTAATTTCTCCGTCATATACATATACTTTTACTCCGTGTTTATTAATCTCTTTTATTCTGTACTCCTGAAGTGGCCTAGGCTTCTTCCCAGGCCTCTTGACCTCGTAGAACTCAACGTCTGAGTCTTTAGGTATGGCAATAAGATCAGGTATCCCTGGCTTGTTGGTGACGGACAGCTTTATAACGTAATAGCCATCCGACTCCAACTGCTTTATCAACTTAGCCTGTATCTTTTGTTCATTCATATAAGTACTTATATGTTATTCACAATCATCAAAGTCCATCTCGACTTGATTGATCAATCTATTCTCATAGAACTCTATCTGTGCCTTGACCTGTTTCTTCTGGTACTCTATATTTTTTAAGCTTATGTTTAAGGATGCCAGTGTATCCTTAAGCTTTACTAAATCATCCTTAATCTTTTGCTTCTTCATAGTCCTTCTTAAATATGTTTGTGGTGTAACTTTTTTTCTTTTTTACCGCTGTGTATATCTTGTCCTCTATACCTCCCTCGCTGAACACCCAGTAGACCTTATTGAACGTCCTCTCCATTGTTGTCATCCTATCCCTGGCCTGCCAGTAGCTGACGGCAGAGAAGTCTATGTTGTAGAAGACGATGTTCTCAGCATTCCTAAGAGATATCCCCTCACGACCAGAAACGATCTGAAGTGCGATAGACTTATCGGTTGCGTCGAAGTAATCCAGGTCAGTCGTCAACGTGTCACCGAATACAGACTTCAGGCATTTCAACTCCTCCTTGAACTTGTAGAATATTCCGATCTTCTTACCCTTGAACATGTCACGGATAAAGATAGCCTTGCTACGATCTATCGTCATGCTGTTGCCTGACTCAAACTTAACGGTGCCACTATACAGTTGGTGTAGCTTCTGCATAAGCTTTGCAGGTGTCTCTCCTAGTATAACCTCCTCATCACCCTCAACCACTAGATCCTTACTAAGCCTGTCGCATATCTGGTACGTCCTGTCCTGCATCTTAACATACAGAACCTCCTCCTCTATCTCTGTGGAAAATCCAGCCTCCTTCTGAGTGTAAGAGATCATGTACGGAGACACTGCCCCCATAATCTTTTCCTCTATACCCCTGGAATAGTCATTGACCATGAAGCTGTTTATCTTCTTCTGAAATACATTTACATAGTCGTGTGCCCATGCGTAAAAATTCTTATAGTGTCTGAACGGATTGTCGGGGTGAACATAGAACTGGTGATACACCTGGCTGAAAGACTCTGGTGTGAGTGTACCAGTCATCAGTATCATCTTAGCCCCATTTATAGACAGCATCTTCCTGATCTGCCTAGTCCTTATGCTTGGCTTAGGAAATGCTGACATGGTGTGTGACTCATCACAAACCACCACGTCAAACATTATGTCATCTATCTTGTGTATCGACTCGTAGTTCGTTATCGTTATCTCAAACCCTGGGTCCATCTCATTGTAGTCGGACCTTATCGACGATATAGCCTTCTTCTTTGTAAGAAATAGTACCTTGGTAGCCCCGACAAGCTTACATATCTCTAAGGATGTGTAAGTCTTACCGAGGCGTACCTCCATCGCAAGGCAAACTATATTAAGCCTGTTCAGTATGTCTGCACCTCTCTCCGATATGTCTACCTGATAATCTCTTAGTCTCATATATCAAAAGTTTAGCTTGACCTGTTCAGGCTCAAGTTCTATAAATTCTACCATCTTACCATTAGACTTCCGTGTAATGATCGGCTTGCTGTCGTACTTAAACTTGCCGTAGCTGTCCAACCATTTGTAAAACCTACTGTGGGACACCTTAAACTTTCCGTATGGTCCGTAGTCAGGGTACTCCTCTATAAAGTTATTGAAGAGTTCCATGCCCAAGAACGCAGTGCCCTTGTCTGTGTAGACATTATCTTCACCATCAGCCCATTCCCAGAAGTCTGAGTTTGTCTCTGCTATAAAGTTCCTAACCTTTAGGTTCTTAAACTCACATACAACAAGACCCCTCTTCAAGTAAAGCTGTAGGTTGTCGATCATATAGTTATCAAACTTAGACCACTCCGAATCGGTCCACTCACTGAATAGCATGTGACCGAAGTCACTCTCAGGTGTGAAGCTCTTGGTGTAGTGCTGCTTAAACTCTAGGTCCCACTTACGCCTCTCGAAGCTGTTACCTGCACCCTTGATCGCATAGTTTGTCGTTATTACAATCTTTGGCGAGTACTCGAATGGTATATGGATCTCGTCCTTGTTCTTCTTCTCAAGTGTTATACCCTCAGTTATTATGGAGAACAGTCTCTCGAAGTCAAAGTTCTTTGCCACGTCATCAAAGACAAGTGTCTGTGTGTCCACCTGAACCCTCTGGTACGGGAAAGACTTTTGAAAGGAGAATCCCTTGCCGTCTATGATCACCATCTTCTTGATGTGACTGATAGACTTGACAAAGATCCCCTTACCAGTACCACCCTCAGGATTGTCCGATATGATCTCGTCATTGAGTATCACGGCAGGGCAGTAGCTTGCGGGCTTGTGAGAGTGCATGAGGTATCCAAGCGTGCTCTCCATTGACTTGGTGCTGTCAGACCTCTCGCCAGATATGTTCTTTATAAAGTACCTGAACTCCGAGTCAGTAAAGTCTGACTTGATAAAGTCCCTGTCTATCTTCTGCTTCTCCCATACATGACCTTGTAGGTTTCTGTAGCTTATGGTCTCGACGCTGTCCTTGGTCACCTTGACCGCACAGTTCATGTAGTAAAGGTAAGACTCCTCGGTATTGTCTACCATGAAGTTAGGTTCTATTCTTGATACGTAGTTTAGGAATGTCTCCTGAAAGAACTTAGTGTTCAGTGCGAAGAAGTTATAGACCGACATGTCCTCGATCTCCAACAGAAAGTCTAGGACAAAGTCCTTGATCATCTCCTCATTGACGTCTGATATGGTGTTGTCTATAACCCTAACGAATACAAAGTTGTTGCTACCCACTGGGTAGTACTTGTAAAAGCCATTGTCCTGAAGAAACAACCTGAATAGGTGTGGTATCAGGTCAATCTTACCCTTGCTGTTCTTGATCCAGAACTCATTAAAGTCGACAGACTTTACGACCTCATCGACATCTACGTCCTGATGATCGGCCTTTATCTCTTCCATGGGTACACCCATCTTGACCTTCTTCTCGATCTCTGATGTTGTCTCTATGTCCTCGTAAAACTTTGTGTTGTGGCCAGATATGTTCTTGTACGCACTCCTCACTATGGATAGTATCTCGGTAGACTTGTCGCCAGTTGAGTCGTATGAATTCAGTGTACTGAAAGCCTCGTCCTGGTTAATCCCAAACTCATTGAGTGCGGATGCCAGGATGAAGAGGTTGTTGTTCTTCTGTCCCTGAACCATGCCATAGTTCTTGTCCCACCATAGGGATAGGCGTCTTATGATTTCGTTTGAGTCTGATATCTTTATCGATGACTTTACGAGTGCCTTATACTCTGGCTCCTTCTCCATGTCCTCCCAAACAGAAGACATCTCGTTGATGAATAGGTCTGGATCATAGCTCTCGTAACATACCCTAGATATGTTCTTGCACGATGTATCAAACTCATCGCAGTTGTGGTAACTCTCAAGAGCCTTGAAGTATTTCTTGTGATTCTTTGCATTGAATGGTATACGTACCAGAACCTTAAGGCCATTTCCAGATGGTGATGTGAATACGCAGTACGTGTAAGGGTCTTTCATAAGTTCAGACCTCTTGTCGATCAATGCTTGATCATCATTAAACCCGTCAAAGTCTAGGCACATTATACCGCTGTGTTCTATGATGTCGCTGTCTCTTCTAGAGTTAAAGGTACCTGAGAAGCAGATAGCAGGAAGTCGTTTCTTTAACTCGTTCCTACTATCCTTCTCCTTCTCTAACCTAACCTGCTCTATCAGATCCTTTGACGAGCCGTTACGTATCCTATCGATCGCTCGATCAATATCGATGTGGTACGGCTTGTCAGTGTCGTTTATGGTTTTAAAGTATGTTATCATGACAGATGGTTTTATTCTATGACTTCAAAGCATTCACAACTGACTCATACTTTGAATTTAAGTTACTGATGTTTTTAGACAATGACTTCATCGAGTCCTTGTACTGAACTGAGTCGATTGAAGACTCCTTGAGGTCATCAGACATGTCCTTTATGACTGTGTTTAAGGTGTCTAGATTACTGGATAGAATAGATATAGAATCTCTTATCTTCTCCATTTCACCTACCTCTATTGGGTTAAGTGATTGGTCTTCCTTAGGGCCAGTATCTAATAGATCGTACAGTGCAACCTCCCCATCACTGGCATCGTCTAGCTCAGGAAATACTCGTGTCCAATCCTTCTCCATGTGTACTGGTTCGGCAACTGACATTAAGAATATCATGGCCTCGACACTTAGGCCAACGATCAGCATCTGTGATGCAAATGGCCAGTGCATTATCTTGAATAAGGCACCCATAATTACAATGGCCGCACCTATTCCATAGGTGTACTTCATGATATTTTTCCATGATTTACTTTCGAAAAAACTTTGTGTATTACTCATAATATTAAATTTAAATTGTTTATAAAAAAGCACCGTATGTCCATACCATCGGTGCCGTAGGTTTTTACTGAGTATGGTCAGCTAACCAAGTAGAACCCTAACTACCTTTCACTCATCATGAAAACATCATGTCTTAGAAGGGCATCTGCTCCTCTGGTTCAGAGGCTTTAACCTCGATCCTCCAGGCCTCAAGCGTGTTGAAGTACTTGATATCCCCCTGGGGTGATGTCCACTCACGTCCACGTAGATTGAACGCTACCTCTACCTCTTGCCCCTCCCCTATGGTGTCGGCAAGGCTAACCTTGTCCTGCACCAACTGAAAGGAAATGCTTTGTGGGTACTTGTCTGCCTGATCGTTCAGTACAAACATTCTCTTCTTGAACTTGTCGTTCACTTGTTCTGTGTCGAAGACCTTTTCAACGACACCTGTCATTTTAAATTGATTGCTCATTTATTTATTTTTATTGTTTAAAAAATTTACGTATTCATCTGCATAGACAACGGCAGCATTAAGTCTTGCGTCCATGTGTGCTATGTCTTCCTCTGTCAGTGTCACCTTCACAACAGTGGCACGTAGATGGTCCTCAAGTGAGTCCATGTAGTGCAGGCTGTCGTTCTCGTGATCTGGCATCAGTTCCTCTGGCGTGTTTGTCAGTATGTATGCGATCTCACCATCCGACCACGACTCTCCAGTCTTCTTTGTCAGCATGTATAGATACATCTTTACCTGCCAATCGTACTTTGGATTGCTTGGTGGCCTCTTCGGGAAGGTCTTCTTGGACCAGCTTGACTTGATGTCTATCACCTTCCTGCTTGGTGTGTCTACGATGTCAGGGTGACCCGTACATACACCGTGTGACAGTGAGTGATGCTCATCAAACTCCTCGCATTTGTGATGGTTGGTGAAGAAGATCGTGTTGTATATCTCGATCGAATCGTCCTCAACATCAGTCCCCTTCGTCATCTCCCTGGTGCTTATGCTGTCCTTGTACTCATAGATCTGCTCGTCTATAGACTGCTCGATAAGTGTCTTTGCACCCTCGCCAAGAGTGGGTGGTGCGTCTCGCTTATCCATGAGTTCGTCAAGCTTCTTGGACTGATTGTCCGTAAGCTTCTCCTTGGCCAGTAGGCCGTCGAGTGTCTCCGTCTGCTTGGCCGTCAGGCCGTCTGTCCCAGTGAACAGAGCCGAGCAGTTACTTGCCCTTACCTTCAGCATCTTGCAAGTCTTTAAGTTGTGAATCAGTCAGGTCAAATGAGGCGGATATCTTCTTGACGGTCGATCGTCCGTTAGATAATGACTCCTTGGCCTTCTCCATCATGTCATCAGTGAGGACCTTCTTGGTCTTCTTTGGCAGTGGCCTGGTGCTGAAACGCAGTGCGTCCACCATGCCCTGGGGTGACTTGACCTTCTCTGTAGCCAGGACGATCTGCTTGCCGACATACTGATTGAAGTCGAAGGTGTCGAAGAACTTCTCCAACCTCTTAAAGTTTGATCGGTTACAGATCATTGGCTTGTCGAACTCTTTCAGGTTCATGAATACCTTCTCCTCCTTGCCAAACTCACTCACGAAGTCTCCCTGATAGATCTTTTCTATCGTCACCATACGTGGCTCATATTTTCCATTGACTTCCAAGTCCCATGAGCCTAGGTACTTGTTGTCTTTCATTAAATTTCTCCAGTGCATATTAAATTAAATTAGGGTTTACAATATTACGAATATTTTGTTAATAAGTTACGGTATTTGTTGATTTTTTTTTGCACAAATATGCGATTCTCCCGTAGTTGCTCGATCATACGCTCATTCCTTGAGCTTATGTATCGCCTCATAACGTCATTGATTCGGTTTAACTTCTCGTTGTGTACCATCACGTTCAACTGACAGCATCCTTTCATCCATCCCTCGTTGACAAATATTGGGTATATCTCGTCCCATCTGTTGTCCTCTGTGATCGGTTCGTACTTGTCGTTGCGTGTCATTACGTTGTGTAACTCGATACGTCCATCCTTGTGGAACTTTTCAATCTTAACACCCATGTCGACATACCAGTCGCTGTCATCTGTCCAGTACATCTGCTTGGTCTGGTCGCTTACCAGGTCGTCCCACGCCTTCATTGTTTAGTGTAAAAAAGATCATAGGTCTCTCCATCATAGTCTTCGATGGAAAAAAAGTAGGTGTCTTTGTTCTTTGACTCCTTGTACACCACGTCATACTGCTCGTTGTATTCTATGCAATAGATTGTTACAATCTTTGACTTGGTGTCAGGGGATACCATGATCCAAAAGACAGGAACTTTTGACTCGTGTTCTACTTTATTTCTGGAATCAACACCAAACTTTAACTTGTAAAGTTGTTTGCATAGGTCTATCGCTTTGTCCTTTTCGTCGACTGTGCATAGGTATTCCTTCTTGTCTGTCCATACGAATCGATCCTCTATCGATTGTGTCATTGAGCCGAATGATACGGCCATCATTAAAATTAAAATTAGATTCTTCATAGTATTAAAATTATTATTGATATAAAAAATAAAACTGCCGACGCTATCATTCCTATCATACCCGTCGGTATAAGTATGATCCTGACTGCTGTTGCCCTTATGGATGATGCCAGGTAGGTCATCCAAAAGAATGCGAGAAATATCGCAATGCTTGTAAGTGTCATCATATTAGTTTGGTTCTAAGTCCTTGATGAGTATCTGAACGATACTCTCCTCTATGTCTAACAGCTCTGCCGTATCGAAGAAGAAGTTGAAGTAGTTCAACGCCATCTCCTCGTCCTCGCAGTGTATCTTTGTCAGTGACTCCTCTCCGTTCATCGTGAACCTAATCACGAAAGCTTTTCCGTTTATCATAATCTGCAAATGTATAAAATGTTACAACCCTCACCAAACTTTTTGAGTGCGTCTTGGTAACTTAACGCATTGATCGTCTTGCCAGTGCATAGGTTGTGACCTATCATGTAGCATATGTGAAATTTACTCATCATTCACCTCCTCATCTATCGATCTCAAGTGTATGTGATTAACACTATAAGTGTAATCACAATCATCAGATGTGTGTGTCTTTTTTTTTGTGTCCATTTTATTTAAAAGTTTATTTAGTTCGTATATATCACTATGCACCTGGGCGTCATCAAATAGCTTGCCCTTCAGCGTGCTACGTAGTGCCATTATCTCTGCCTTTATATCTTTTTTCATCATCTTAAGTATATATTTATGTATCTCGTTATCTTTACGTCATCCCCACCATACCGATCGATCATCTCGTCAGTCCGATTGCCTATCAGGATGACGTGCCTACTCGATATCTGTACCCTATAGAAGTCATCTATGTCTATGTCTTTTCTTCTACATACATATGTCAGGTATCTCATCATCACCCTCATGTCGTGAGGGTCTTGGCTATCCGACTGATGTCCATCTCAAGTATGGCTATCTGTCCGTTATGCCTTACGGCAGATCGTCTGTCCCTCTCCTTCAAATCTACGAATTCGTTTGGATACATCTTTATGTTGTCGTTCAGTATGTCAATCTGATTGTTCAGTGACTCTATCTTCTCCACTATCTCAAGTAGTTTCTCTATCTTCTTCTTCATGTTTGTCTATTTATTTATTATTAATTCTATCTCCTGCATAAGCATGTCGTCAGTCATGTTACGTCTGCCCTCTACATGCATCAGGTTGTGAGGTCTCAGGTGCGTGAACTCATGTTCCTCGTACTCTATCTCGTCATTGAGTCCGTTGAACGATACTTCAACGCTCTCTACCCTTACCTCATGCTCCACCTCTGCCTCGTACACCGATTGACCGATGTATATGACGAGGTTTCTTTCGTCTGTGTATTCTATATCTATCTTTTTCATTTGATTATTTAATTGGTTAGTGAATTACTTGTACCAGATCTCGTCCAATACATAGTTCTTGTCTCGCATCATCTTCCTGATGAACGCATTTAAGTGTTGTTTATTGTTCAGTTGCTTTGTTATGTACCATGACCTACCATTAGGTAGTCTGAACTTTATCTCTGCTATAATTCTATCCATAATGTGTTGATTGATGTTGGTTTTTGTTGAAAGGTGTTAAGAAATGTTGGTTTTTTTTTGAACCAACATCTCTGTACCCCTTGTTATTACTATGTTTCTTTAGTGAAATGTTAGAATGTTAGTTTTTTCCCTTCTGTGAGAAAAAAATAAAATATATATATATATACTACTATTATAGGGAGATATAATTTCTCCACGATTTGTAATATTTCTAACATTCCAACATTATTGTCTGTAAACGATTGATCTTCAGTCAGTTAGCCGATGTTGGTCTGTTTTAAAACCAACATGGCGTAACATTTTATTGGCTAATCGATTGATTGTCAGTCAGGTATGTTAACATTATTGGTTTTTATGGTTTCTAACTAACTCGTCTATCTTCATCTCCAGGTAGGTCGCCTTCTGCGTCATAGTTCCTGCACCCTGACCTTTCGGTAGGTTGATGTCCTTGCCTGACTTGAAGTCGTGTATCGCCTTCTGTCCGTTGCGTAGGCCTTTCACAACGGCATTGCGTAGGTCTGATGTTACGTTTGATATGTCAAGTACTAACTTACCATTATCAAACCATCCTCCAAGATGATTATTAACCGAGTATAACTCTACACCCTTTTCTTTTATGTATTGCCTTACTGCATCTTCGACATCTGATATGGTGAATCCACCATCCAGTGTGTTGTGTATCTTCTCGTGTCCGAAGATCGAGTATGCGTATCCCTTGAACTGATGCTCTCCTGATACAAGGTTGAATGTTGCACCACCATTCTCAAGTAATGCTCTGCTAAATTGTTTTAAGTTTTTCATCTCTATTTATTTTTCTTTGGTTAGTAATAATTGTATCTTGTATTTCATCCTCAATAGGAAGTATCCGATACAACTCTGATCATCTCGAAGTAGGTTGTACTTGTCTGATGCTATGATTTTCTTTAGGTCTTTTGATTTCATTATTTCTATTTGTTTTAATGTGTTATTACTAATTCGTCTTTGTCCGTTCCATGTGCTACGGAATTATATGCCACTAATGTTATCATAATTGATATGATTATGAT